TTCAGGGACCCCGGTCCAGGGGCCTGGACCATGATAAAAGTATTTGTGGGATGTGATTTATGGAATGCAATTTGATGCGGAGAAAAACGTACGCCCTTCCCCTTTGTGACTTTTAATTCAACAGTGAAAAATGTGCCAAAAGTATTATAGCCCAATAGATCAGGAGTACCCAAAGCGCTAAGGTTTTCAATCCTATTCCATATAATTCCTTTAGAATTCTTCCGAAGTTTTTGATAGAATTTTGTCTCCGGACCCATGTCTTAATTAGGGTAACCATGACATGCACTAATAGTCATTTTGAAGTTTATCTGGCAGTATTATTGGGGAAGGTTTTTCTGTTTTAATAACTAATCTATGAGCAGAATGTCCTTTATGTCCAACAATAGGAATAGAATTTTCATGTACTTCCATACGTCTTACTGCGGCAAGTTTACCATTTACTTCTACAAATATTTGAGCATTTTTTATTGCGTCAGACCCTTTTGTAAACTGACTGAGGAACTGTTGGAAATCTTGTACACGCACTACAGTCCTGCCTTCCTTAACATATCTCTATACGTTTCTATCTTCTCTGATAAATATTTATTATCATGTTCAACCTCTGTCAATCTTTCTTGAATTTTACCATTCAATTTTTGATGAGATTCATCTATCTCAAGAGCTTCAGCCAATCTCTTTCTTAACTCTACTATCTGAGCAGACAGCTCTTCTACAATTCTTTTATTTCCATCTAATTGATTCTTATCTCTTATCCATTGCATTTCTTTCTCTTTATACTCCCATATCTCTCTCTTATGTTGTTCAATCAGATCACTTAAATCTTCAGTCTCTTTCAAATTTTTCATTCCTTCATTCATTATATTTTCCTCATGCCTTCCAATGGGGCATTCCAACTCTCAATTCTAGAAAAGAAAACAATATAGGTTAGTCTTTCCTCCTTCTGTGTACTCAGGTGTTGAGCATGGTACTGATGACCATCAAACATAAAAAGCCTATTATATATTCCGGACACTGAAACTGTCTCATTAAATTTGGCGCGGAGAGTTTCTTTTTCTATTTGAAGTTCTTTAAGTTTATCCCCCTTATATTTTTCTGGAAAGCTGTAATAATCATATTTCTTAGTATCTGTAACATCCGCAGTAAGGAATGTTTTAGGTTTAAACAGAGAAGTTCCATCACTCCCCTTCTTGTTTAAATAAATTATTGCTGTTAGTTTAACGTCGGTATCTTGATGTATAAAGTCTACTTCCCCTACAGTTTTAGGAATCTTTTGAAAGAACGCTCGTGCTGTAAAAGGGGTTTGTCCATTGGGATAAATAACAGATATTATTCTACGCCCACTCCAGTTAAAAAAATCCCTATGTTCCTCGTGAAGCGGCTCAGTTCTTGCTCCTGGTGAGTTATTTCCTTTATGAGGAAAAGAAATGCTGTTAGCCAGGTCAACAATCTCTTCTGGATTGTCGAAGAAATTATCAACAATATAATTAGGGTATATCATTTTCTTATAATATGTTTTCTCAATGCTCTAATTAATTCTTCCACCTTATCAATAATAGAAATTAAAGATGGATCTTTAATAAAAGACTGTTCTGATTTCAGCTCGTCATATTCTTTAAGAGGGATAGTAACAGTACGTCTAGAGGTATGTTCATCTTCATAGGTCGCTTGTTCGGCTCTGTCTCTGTCTTCAGAATCATCTTTCATATTGACTTTATAAGCCAGTTACCTTAAATTGTCAAATATGAATTTTATAATATGGCATTTAATAGCCATACTCACAGTGATGGCGATCAGTCTCATCATTGGTTACAGCATAGGAAGAAAACATGGGAGTTCCAAAAAGATTAACTGAGATGCAGAAGCGCTTCGCTGAATATATAATATTCGGAGGGCCTGATGGACCAGTTTCACAATCGGAAGCAGCAGTGTTAGCCGGTTATTCTAAAAACAGATGTAGACAAGAAGGGTCAGAACTTATGAACCCAAGAGTATCACCACTTGTAGCAAAATATATTGGAGAACTTAAGGAAGAAAGACTTAAGAAGTTTGAAGTTAATTACGAGAACCATATTGCTGAACTTGCTCGCCTGAGAGAAGCCGCTTTAAAGAAAGGAAGTTTTTCCAGCGCTGTAAATGCTGAAGCCAATAGAGGAAAAGCAGCAGGATTATATATAGACAGAAAAATAATAAAGCATGGGAAATTAGAAGACTTAACAGAACAGGAACTAGAAGCAAAAATGAAACAAATTTTAGACGACTACGCTCCTCTTTTAAATGCAAAGACTGTTGAGGGTGAATCTGAGGAGCTGAAGAAGATTTCATCTGATCAAATTAAAGGAGATTGATATTCTATCCTCCTTATTTAAATTAGGCCTTACCTGGTGAGTTAACCATCCTGGAAATATTAATAATTGATTATTGACTGGGGAAATTTTACAGGAAGGACAATTAAAACGATTATAACTCTCTAATGCAGATGAAGGCCAATCATATTCCATTACTTTACCTAAGGGGTGTTGAAATATTAAATCTCCACTATTAGCTTTTACATAAAATATTCCAGAAGCAACACTGTGGGGATGAATATGGTCTACATTATAGTCTTTATACCCATTAATATTTACCCACAGCTCTCCAATTTTTAAAGGATATTTATACTGAATAAATTCACAATACTTTTCACTTGCATCCAAAATAGATTTAAATAAATCATTTAAGGGTCTATGTTTGCCTCCCAAATTTGGAGATTGCCAACCTCCAATATTACTTATTACCACACTAGGGAAAAGTTCCTTCATGTCTAAACAATACTTAGCTATAGACTCAGTATTTAAATTTAACTCTTCACGATATAGAGAGACCGGGAACAGGTCTTCAATCATATCTTCACCATCTTCTTCACACAAGAGAGAGGAATCATAGTACGATCCCCAAAAGTAATTGTACCATCATCTTCCCTATCATAAGAAGCAAACAATTTAATTGCATCCTTATCTTTAGAATATAACCAACCCTCATTAACAGGATGAGACAACCTCATCTTATTAAACTCTCTTTCATCAGCCCAACCTGAATCAGATAATATATCAATCCAATGGACCCTATACTTATGATAAGGTATGGCTGGTGTCGGGTGTTGAACCACTTGTTTTCTTCTTCTCTTTGGCATCTCTTCTTATAGCCCTAAATTTCTAATCTGTATAGGTATGGTAAAAAAATCAAAGTAATGATGTTTTTGATTTGCTTCGCGCGCGGGCAATCTGAGATTGTACCTGAAGTGACAATATAATCTGTCAGATGACACTTTTTATTTCCACAATTTGGCAATCATTATTGTTTAATACCAACACTTCTAAGCCAAAGTGACAGATTGACACTTTTTCTAGAGTAGTTTTTATTTTATTTTTTATTTTTTTTTCCATACCTATACAGAATCTGTCTTTTGCCTTATTTTGGACATATTTGCCTTATTTCGAACATAATGTTTAGAGGTCCCCTGGTCCGTGATCCGGTAGCCGTTGTCCGTGCACCATTGATCGTGCAACTGGCGTATAACCTTAGACTCATTAATAACGCCACCCCAATGGTTATATTTTATCTTTATCATGATAAATTTATATTAATATTAATTCTTATGTTTTCATCTGTTTGGGCTACGCTACAGTGTTTCAAGTTACCATCAAATAATACTAACTGATTTTCAACTGATAAAATTTTCTCCCCACTTTCAAATAAAGTATATCCATTATTATTATTAATAGAAAATAAGGCTACCATGTGTTTTTCAGGCATATCTGTATGCATGGCTGTATTTATGTGTTCAGGTTTTTTGGTGTAGCAGTTAACTTTCACGCGATGAAGATAATTAAATTCTAACCTTCCCAGAATAGGCATTGTTATTTGGTTAAAATAATTACTATTTTGTTGATTTTTATCATACAAGATATGTGAAAAATGATAATCTGACTTATCCTTTTCGTGAGCTGTACTATCGGAATAATAATATGGAAAAGTATACGACATCAAAAGATTTTTAATACTATCAAAAATAGTCTTGTCCTGTATAAAATTATTAATGATCTCCATCTTTATCAAATTCCTCTAGTAGTTCGGTCACATCAACCTTAGCCTGTTCTTTTTCATCATGTATGAGTTCGTTGTAGCGATCTAGTCTTTTCAAGAACTCATGCTTCCACTTTCTTAACTGACTGTCTGATACTTTAAATTCCTGGTAATATAAATCTGGTGTACAAATCATAATAACACCTTGACGAATCTTGCTCCCATAATACGCATCGTGAGCCATGGCATAGGCTGAAATTTGTAAGAAATAATCTTCCACCCACTCTTCCTTCTTCGGGCGATTGGCTTGTTTAAAATCTACAATAGTCTCCATACCATTGTGCATACATACGAGATCAGTACTCCCAGCATACAACCCAGGGTAGTGTAACATAATTTCACTACCATAGATTTCTTCAACAGGCGTAAGACCCACTTCAATAATTTTTTGGGCCATGGGCTTCGCCTCTTGTCCGATTGCTGTAAGATCATCGTAGCCAATTCCTTGGATATGAGACTCAAGGAATTTGTGCATACTTGTCCCTCGCTTTGAAGATAGATTCTTAATTGATTCTGCTTTGTCATGTCCAACTTTATTTTTCCAGGCGGTTAAATACTCCTGATTCTTTGTCTTTGCAAG